GTAGTAGGCGGTGGTAATAACCAAGCTACAGGTAGTTATTCATTTATCGGTGGTGGTGGTGATGCTGGTACTGCGGCTAATAGGAATGTGGCTAGTGGGGATTGGAGTTTTGTTGGTGGTGGTAGAGGTAACACATCTTCAGGTAACTGGTCAGCAACAGGTGGTGGTAGCGGAAATGCAAATACAGGAAGTTGGGCATCAATAGGTGGTGGCTCTGCTAATGGCATTTATGCAAACTATGGAACAATAGGCGGTGGATTGGTTAATGGTGTAACTGGATTTGCCGCTTCAGTTCTTGGTGGTTATGGAAATTCTGCAAGTGGCACATATTCTTCAGTAGTTTCAGGTATTTTTGGTACTTCAAGAAGCATTACTTCATCAACCGTAGTTGCTTCTAGTTCAACAATTACTAGTTCTGTTGGTATTTCTCAAGCGGCAATATTAGTTCTTGCCAAACAAACCACAGACGCTACAGCTACAGTTCTTACATCTAATGAACTTGCCGCAAGCGGAACAAATCAAGTAATTCTCCCCAACAACTCTGCTTACTTTTTTACTGGTGAAGTGGTATCAGGAGTTACTGGCGGTGGTAACACTAAAGGCTGGACTATCGAGGGTGTAATTAAGCGAGGTGCTAATGCGGCATCGACTGCCTTGGTAGGAACACCTACGGTAACATCTAGCTTTGCTGACGCTGGGGCTTCTACTTGGGTTATTGCAGTAACAGCCGATACGACTAATGGTGGTTTAGCAGTTACTTTTACAGGACAAGCTAGTACAACTATTCGTACAGTTTGCCGTATTTCTACTGTGGAAATGACATACTGATTTGCATAAATTTTAAATAAGGAGAATTATCTTGGCACTCAAGCTCGCTGTTCAAACACAATTTGGCGTACCAGCCCCACAAGCCTACGCTAGAATCACTAACTTCTTTGGCACTAAAGACCAAATCCAAGTCCAAGTCGCTATTCATTATGACGAGTCGGCAAGGCACAGCAATATGGCTACAGTCAAAGAAAACGCACACTACATTGGTATGGAAGACCTCAAGGGTGACTTAATCCCTGCAATCTACGAGGTTCTAAAGACCTATAGCGATTACGAAGGCGCAGAGGACTGCTGATGGCTTTTGCAGACCAATATGTCGTATATGGATATTGGGATACAGGATATTGTGTAGGTGATGTAACACCTACAGAGGCAAGCGCATCTATAGATGGTGTTTGTTCTGTAGTTAGTAGCGCGATTAGACTTCGGCTTGCTAATGCTAGTATTACTAGTACAGCTTTAGTAAACTCAAGTTGTATCAGAATAAGAGACTTTAGTGGTTCTATATCTGCTAGTGCAACAATAACAGCAAGTGCAATCAGACAAAGAATAGCAAACTGTCAAATTGTATGTGTAACGACAGTTAGTACACTTGGCAATGCAAACTTTTCTGGCAACGCTAGAGTTAGCGCATTAGCCAACATAGCGTGTTATGCAAACGCAGTATTTTCTGCTTTAGGTTCTGTTTCTAACACTTCTACAGTAAGTTGCCTAGGCAGAATATTAGGCGATAATTGGACAGGCGAGACAGCAGAAACAGAGGCTTGGACAGGTATAGCACCTAGTACGACAGTTTGGACAGTATCATCGGAAGGCTCAGAGCCTTGGACAGGAACAACACCAACATCAACTACTTGGACTACAAGTTCTGGTAGTAATAATTCATGGGTAAATAATTAATGGCAATCAGCAGAATAACATTCGGAGAATGGACACCAGATCAGCCAGGTATTACTAATGGTCTCAGGAGAGCAGAGAATGTTTACTCCAAATTAGTTGGCTATGGTGCTATTCCTACTGTTGTAGATTATTCTGCATCAGCATCTGAGAATCTAAACAATGTGGTAGCAGGAAAAACAACAGCAGGGGCTACGATTGTATTTGCCGGTGGCTCTACAAAACTATTTAAATTAGATTCTGCGGATTTGTCTTTAGACAATGTGTCAAAATCTGGCAACTATACGACACCTACAGATCAGCGTTGGAAGTTTACGCAGTTTGGTAATGTCATTATTGCAGCTAATGGTTTCGATAAATTACAGGGATTTAACTTAAATAGTTCTTCTTTGTTTGCAAATTTAGCAGCCGATGCGCCAACAGCACGATATGTAACTGTTGTTAGAGACTTTGTAGTGTCTGGATGGCAAACAAGTTATCCAAACAGAGTTCAATGGTCAGCATTAGGAGATGAGTCATCTTGGACAACATCTGCTACTACACAGGCAGATTATCAAGATATTCCTGATGGTGGATCTGTGGTCGGTGTAACAGGTGGCGAATATGGTCTAGTCTTTATGGATCGTTCTATCCATCGGATGTCTTATGTTGGTAGCCCATTGGTATTCCAATTCGACAACATTAGTAGAAACTTAGGATGTTATGAGGCTAACTCCATTATTCAGTATGGTGGAACATCCTTCTTCTTAGGTGATGATGGCTTCTATGCTTGCGATGGACAAAATGTAGTGCCAATTGGTAACGAGAAAGTAAACCGATTCTTTTTTGACAATGTAGACGAAGGTACTTTGTACCTTATGTCGGCAGCAGTAGATCCAACAAAGAAGTTGATTATTTGGGCATATGCCTCTAATAGTTCTGCAACTGCGGATAGCTTGTTGATTTACAACTATCAGACTCAGCGTTGGACTAGCGGAACAACTACTGTAGATAGAATTGCATCTACATCAACCCCTGCGGTTACATTAGAAGGGTTAGATGTCTATGGAACATTAGAAACAATCCTTACTACCTTTGATAGCCGAATTTGGCTTGGTGGAAAACTACAATTAGCCGGTGTAGATGGTGCAAAAATTGTTACCTTTTCAGGTGCTAACGCTACAGCGTACATAGAAACAGGCGATATAGAAGTGCCAGGCGCAACCTCATCTATTACATTAGTAAAACCTACTGTTGAGGGTGGCTCTGGTAGCGTGGCTTTGCTATCTCGTAGGCTTTTAACAGAGTCCACAGTATTTGGATCACAAACAGCAGCAGATGCCGAAAATAGAGTGTCTGTGCGTGGTGTTGGTCGCTATCATCGTCTACAATTAACCCCTACAGGTAGTTGGACATCAGCAGTCGGAATGGACATCGATTTAAGCCCTCTAGGAACTAGATAATGTTTAGAGCATTACCCCCATTTGGTAGCGATCCTCGTGGAGTAGCCGAGGTAGTCAATGGGATTATGAATGGCAAGACAAACAATACAGGGTCTGTAACTCTAGCAACAGGAAATGTAACAACTACCACGATTACAGATGCTCGGATTGGTATAGATTCAGTTATATTGTTAGCACCAAGTTCTGCTAATAGTCTTGTAAACCAAGTTCCTTATGGAGCTTTCCAAGACTCTACAGACCAAACAGCAGCAAGCACTACTACTGCGTATCCAATGACATTTGACACTACAGATTTTTCTAATGGTGTTTATTTATCTAATAGTTCTAGGATGAATGTTAGAAATGCAGGTATTTACAATGTGCAATTTAGCGTTCAGTTAGAAAATACAGATAATGCACAGCATAATGTAGATATTTGGTTTAGAAAAAATGGCACTAATATTACAGGATCAAACAGTATGTTTACTGTGCCAGCAAGAAAAAGTGCAAGTATTTTTGGTCATGTTATTGCAGCTATGAATTACTTTGTAGAACTTGCAGCAAATGATTATGTAGAAATTGTATGGAGAACAGAAAATACAGGGGTTTCATTAGAACAAACAGCAGCACAATCTAGCCCAACAAGACCTGCAACACCATCCGTAATAGCAACAATGCAATATGTAAATACAAATGCAGCATATGATATTTATATCAGTTCGCAAACAAATGGAAGTGCAACACTTACGCATTTTTCTAATAACACAGCAAACAAAACTTACAAATACATCATCGTAGGATAAAACTATGGCAACAACCACAAGCACATCGTCAGTAGATCCAGCGTTACTCCCATACCTTACCCAAGGTTTGCAGAGGGCGCAGAGTCTATTCTTAACAGGTCAGCAACCAGAGTTCTTTCCTGGTCAGACTTATGTAAGCCCATCTGCTGCTACGACTGAGGCTATTGCACAGCAAGAACAATTGGCTCGCCAACAGTCTCCTGTTCTACAACAGGCACAACAGGCTTATCAAGCATCTTTAGGTCAAGTCGGGCAAACTGCTGCCGGTGGATTCTTAAACGCCAATCCTTATCAACAAGCGATGATGGAGGCAGCAACTCGCCCACTAACCCAACAATTTAGCCAAGCAGTATTGCCAGGCATTTCGAGCCTTTACAGTCGATCTGGTCGATTGGGTAGTGGTGCTATGGAAAGAGCCTTGGGAACTGCTACAGAGGCTTATGGGCGGTCTTTAGGGGATATTACAGCCAATATCGCAGGATCACAGTACCAACAAGAAAGAGGACTACAGCAACAGGCTCAATTAGCCCAAACTCAGTTGGCTGGTGCAGCACCTAGCTTTTATGGTCAACAATTCCTACCTTCTCAGACATTGGCTCAAGTTGGCGCGCAACAAGAGGCAATCGCTGCACAACCTCTACAAGAGCAATTGGCTCGTTATCAGTTCGGACAACAATTACCCTATCAACAGTTACAAGGGTATCTATCATCGGTATATGGCACTCCATTAGGAAGCTATGGCACACAGACAACTACTGCACCTACCTATCAGAATCGTGGAGCAGGTGTGCTTGGTGGCGGTATAGCTGGCGGTCTAGGCGGTTACGCATTAGGTCAAGCGTTCCCACAAATCGGTGGTACTTATGGTGCATTAGGCGGTGCAGCACTTGGTGGATTATTAGGCGGTGGATTCTTCTGATAGTAGAAAAACTAACCTTACATCGTTTAGAGGAGTTTTTTGAACTGGTTACCAAGATGGTAGCCGAGGCAGAGTTTTCATACGCAACACCAGAAAAGCACAAGATTCTACATTTATTTAAGAATCCTAATGCAGTCGGATTTATCGCAATAGAGAATGACAAGATTATCGGATTTATATCTGGTCTAGCCCATGAGTATTTTTTTAGTAATCGTAAAAGAGTCAGCGATCTAGGATTCTTTGTATTGCCTGAGTATCGAGGTAGTAGAGCAGCACTTAAACTAGTAAAATCACTAGAAACATGGGCTAAAGATATGGGTGCAGATGATCTGCATTTAGGACAAACAACAGCAGTAGACATGGATAAAACCAGACAGTTTTATGAGAGGCTAGGTTATAAAACTGTTGGCTTTAATACAGTCAAACACTTAAAGGATTAATTATGTGTGGTGGAGTCGTAGAACAAGTTGAAAAAGCTGTTGTACAGCCAATAGGTAGAGGTTTAGCAGAAGTAGACAAAACAGTAAATAGAGAAGTGCCTGGTGGATGGGTATTGCCTGCTGCCATTGCTGTTACCCTTGCTACAGGTTATGCAGATCCAACGCTTTTTGCAGCAGAAGGTGCAACAGTAGAAGGAGCTACACTTGCTGGAGAGGCTGCTTATGCAGATGCTGTGACTGCTGGATTTACTGCCGAAGAAGCAACAGTAATGGCAAACGCAGCAGCAGAGTCATACGCTTCTGCTGGTGGAACTGGTGCAATGACAGGAGAGCAACTAACAAGTGCTTATGCAAATATGCCAGCACCAGTAACAGATTATTCTACTGAGGCAATGTTAACTCCTGGCGGTAATGTTGTGCCTGCTACTACTTTGCCTACAGAAATGGCTGCTCTAGATGCTGAGATTGCTAGTGCAGCAGCATCTGCTCCTACAAAAATATCACCAATGCAAGCTATTCAAGGAATTAGATCTGCTAGTGGTTTATTAGGTGGTGGTCAACAACAACAAGCACAAGCCTATCCACAAATGCAGATGGGAGGTAGACAACAAATGCCTCAAGGCGCAGTTGACTACTCAGGTTTATACAACTTATTAGCTCTACAGAGAGCAAGAAATCCAAATTCTTTACTAGGATAAAACATGGCAATTGATCTATCTACCTTATTCGGTCAGCAACAAGACTATTCGCAAATTCTTAGTCCTGCCGAGCAACAGCGTATTCAGTCCAACGCAGGACAACAAGCCTTGTTAAATTCTGCTATTGCTTTACTAGCACAGTCTGGCAGAACAAGAGAGCCTATTAGCACAGGACAGTTATTTGGTAGCGCATTAGGCGCAGGCATGGAAGGTTATAACCAATCGTTTGACAGAACGCTAAAGCAGATGGTTACTGGTATGCAATTAAGCGAGTACAAGAAAAAGCAAGATGCTCAGAAACGATTGCAAGAGGCTATACAAGGTGCTACAAAAGAAATTCCTCAGTTTGGTATTGTTCCAACAGAAACAGGAGAAATGCCTACTGCTGAAACAATGTCAGCATTAACAATGCCAATAGCTCCTAAAAAAGTTATAGATTATTCTAAATTACAAGATACGCTAATGTTAGAAGCTGCTGGTCAAGATCCATTAAAGTTTCTTGAATTACAAGCATCAATGGCAAAAGCAGGACAAAAACAATATAAACAAGTTGATCTTGGATCTACTATTGCTTTTATGGATGACAATCTTAATATTGTTAAACAAATACCAAAAGCAAAGTTAGCATCTGAAAGCTCTGCCGAAGATGACAAATTAAGAACATCTTTCTTAGGTCAAGCAAAACCATATGTAGAAATATCACAGGCTTATCGTAAAATTGTTTCTGCTCCAGATACTGCTCCTGGTGATATGTCTAAGATTTTTGGATACATGAAGATTCTTGATCCAGGCTCTACTGTTCGTGAAGGCGAATATGCTTCTGCTGAACAGGCTAGAGGTATTCCAGAATCAATTAGGGCTCAATACAATAAAGCCTTAGAAGGAACAAGGCTTACAGCAGATCAAAGAAATAAATTTGATCAGGCTGCTGGTGCTTTGGTTAATAGCCAAAAAACACAATTTGAAACACTAAAAACATTTTATTCTGATACTGCTTTAAGACAGGGTGCTAATCCAAAGAATGTTATTTATGATCCATTTGAAGGATTAGAAATTAAAAAAACACCAGAAGTAACAGAAAAGCCTAAAGCAAAACAACAATTAGGTATTCCATCAGCAAAAGGAATTACATTTTTAGGTTTTGAGCCAACTCCAACAGGACAAAAATAAAATGCCAATAGCAAGATTTGAACTACCTGATGGCAGAATTGCTAGGTTTGAAGTTCCAGAAGGAACTACTGCCGAGCAAGCACAAAAGTTAATGGAAGGTTATTTTGCAGAACCAAAAGAAAGAACAACTGGTGAGGAAGTCGCTAGACAATTAGGTCTTACTGCTAGGGCTGGTGCTACAGGCGCAGCAGGACTTCCATTAATTGCTGGTGATGCTCTTAATACACTTATTAACCTTATTACAGGTGGTGTAGGCAAAGTAACAGGAACAGAAATTTCTAGATTACAAATGCCTAGCCAAGTTTTACAAAGAGGCATGACACAAGTTGGATTGCCAGAGGCAGAGACCAAAGGCGAAAAAGTAATACAGGATGTTACTTCTGCTATAAGTGGTGTTGCTGCTCCTGCTGCATTAGTTCAAAAAGCATATCAAGCCGGTAAAACAGCCTTAACACAGCCATCTGCTGTACAAAAGTTCTTTACTGAGAACTTACCTCTACAAACATCTGCTGCGGTAGGTGGTGCTGGTGCATCGGCTGCTGGTAGAGAATATGCAGATGTTGGCGCAGGCGGTCAATTAGGCTTGGCAATGCTAGGTGGTATGGTAGCTCCTAGTACAAGTGCTACAGCCATTCCAGCAGTAGGTAGGGCAGTTAGAGAGACAGTTCGCCCATTTACAGAGGCTGGTAGAGAAGTAATTACAGGCAATGTATTACGACAGTTAGCTAATAAACCAGAAGTTGCTATTACTCGTATGCAAGAGTTTCAGCCACAAGTACCTGGCTACACACCAACAACAGCACAAGCAAGCAGAGATGTAGGCTTAATCTCAGCAGAAACACCTATTCGTGCATTAGATGTTACAGGTAAGTTTGCTGCACAAGCATCTGAGGCTAACAAAGCAAGAATGACTATTATTGATAGACTTGCTAAAGACCAAGATGCGGTTACATCTGCAATTGCAAAAAGAGAAGAAGTTACAGATCCAATAAGAATAGCAGCTTTTGCAAATCCACAATTAACACCAGAGCAAATGCAAAGAGGAGTAACTCTTGTTGTAGATCAACAAATTAAAGATGTCTTAAAATCTCCTGCTGGTAAAAGAGATTCTGTTATATCTGTTATGAATGATGTAAAAACAGACATTAGCAGAGCAACAAATGTTGATGAGCTTTATGAAATTAGAAAAGATTTAAGGGCAGCAGAAAGAGGGTTGCTAGACAGATCACAAAAAGGTGGAGCTAGTGCTGGTGCTTATAAAGTAGCAAACAAAGAACTTAATACAGTCATTAAAGCTGTAGACGATGTTATTGAGTCTGCTGCACCAGGATATAGAAATTATTTGAATAAATATGCACAGGCAAGCCGAGGAATTGAAAGATTAGAAGCAGCCCAAGGCTTTAGAGGTAAGGTTCTTTCTACAATTCCTGATCCTATTAATGTAGGTCAATTTATGATTTCTCAACCTAATTTTGTTAGGGCTATCCGAGCAGCAGGACAAGATACAAATATGTCTCAGATGCAAGTAAAAATATTAGAACGAGTTGGTAGAGACTTAGATTCTGGTGTATTAAATCGGTCAGGCAAAGTGCCAGGATCGGATACATTTAAGAATCTTTCTACAGCTAATGTTATCGGTGGAATCATCGGAAAACAGATGTTCGGAGAAGTACCGGCAGCAGCAAATAAGGTGGTAGCACCTCTCAATTGGCTCTACAATGGTACA